ATCGGCATATGATGCTTGGGTACTAATGGAAAGCATTCAACAGCTAGATGCATGGGGAGACATGGGTGGTTACGGTCTTGGGGTTATTGCAACCGTAGATGCTGCTGAGCCAGAAGGCGGATTCTCAACTACTCGTATGACTATCACGATGGCGATTCCATAATGCCAACTGTAATCTTTCGTGAGCCAGCATTTAGTAAGTATAAAAACTCTCCCAGTGGAGATGTTGGTAGGTATTTAGCTAAAAAGGGTTTACTAATTACTGCTGCCGCTAAACGCCAAGTTGGGGTAAGTACTGGAGCACTTCGTGCGTCTATACATATGAGGCATTTTAGCGACACACGAGGACAATATGTTCGGATTGGCTCGTCTTTGCCTTATGCAAGGCTTCATCACGAGGGAACTAGACCTCATTTGATTAGACCTAACACAAAACAAGTTCTGAAATTTGTCACTAGAGGGCAATTGGTCATTACACACTTGGTGAGACACCCTGGTACAAGGCCAAATCGCTACCTAACAGACAATCTCAGGTTGGTAAAATAAGCAGGAATGATTTATTACAACAGTGATAAATCAAAGACACAAGATAAGGAAAAAACATGACAAATAGATTCAAGGACTTTGGGTCGGGTGGAGAAGTCAACACTGCCCCCCTCTCGTTCAAAATTCATGGTGAGGAGTTTAATTGTCGTCCGACAATTCAAGGTAAATCTCTCCTCAACATCGTAGCCAATACCGATATTAATGACGGTATGGGAATGGCTAAGGTAATTAATGACTTCTTCGAAGTTTGTTTACTAGAAGAAAGCTTTACGCGTTTTGAAACCCTTCTAACAAATCCAGACAAAATTGTCTCGGTCGAGACCTTAGGTGAAATCACCGCATGGCTCGTAGAGGAGTATTCAAGCCGCCCTACGCCGCAGCCAGAGCCTTCCTTGAGTGGGCAGTAGATCTCTGGCCTTACGTTAATGGGAAAGCAATTATGAGTGGACTAAGACTAGCTGAGATGGAGGCTTCAGACATGTGTGATGTTTTGCATTACTTCATGGAAGAAGACCTATCCGCATCTACTGCTGAACAAGCAGAAGCTAAGTCTGAAGCTCGTTCTGTGATCTATAGAACGTTGTATGGAAAACCTTATAAATATGCAATGAGCAAGTCATCAAGTAGTGGAAGTTCTTCTTACGCTGCTGATGGAAGTTCGCTCCCAGATGGTGGATTTTATGGTGACTTAGATGTCGAGCCATTTGATCCAACAGGAAACGTACAAAAACCTTATATCCCGCCAACAGAGTTAAACGAAGACAGCTATCTGCCTTTCGGTAAAACTCTAGACGCACCATTAAATTAACTATAAATACGAAGGAGGTGAGAGCGCATGGCTGTTGTAGGTGATGCTTATATTGTCGTACGCGCTCTCACCAATCGTATTGATAGTGATATTAGAAATGGTTTTAGAGGCACGGACAGAATTGGTGAAGATGAAGGAAAAAAGATTGGTGATTCTTTCAGTAGAGGTTTAAGCTCTGCTGGAGGAAACTCTAGTGTATTTAGTGCAAAATTTCTTAATGAAGCAGAGCAAGCAAGACAGGGATTTAATAAGCTAATCCAAACTGGTTATTTCTTAGGACCAGCTCTAGCAAGTGTTGCTGGTGCTGTTGGTTCCTTAGGTGCATCTCTTGTCACTCTTGTATCTGTATTAGGAGCTGCTGCTCCTGCAGCAATTGTTTTGGTTGGAGCATTAACTGCTGTAGCCCAAGCTGCAATTGTAGCTAAAATAGCCTTTGCTGGAGTTGGAAAAGCTATTGGAGCTGGTCTAAAAGCTGCAAAAGGTTCTGCAAAAGATACAGATGCACTAGCAGATGCAATTCGACGTACTGAAGATGCAAATCGGAGATACTTTAGACTTCTTAATGAAGGTAGACCAGAGCTTTTAATACAACTTACTGAACGTCAAAAAGACGCAGAAGATGCTCTTGCTAATTCAAAAATTTCAGCTACAAGAGCTGAGCGAACATACAAAGAGTCTCAAGAAAAAACTAAAAAAGCTATTGAGAATCTTAACAAAGCTCGTGAAGATGCAAAAGAAAAACTCCAACAACTTCGTTTTGAAGTTGAGGGGGGTGCTATCTCTGAGAAGAAAGCTCGCCTTGAGTTTGAAAAAGCTCGTGACTCACTCCAGCGTGTTCAAGATCTTCCACCAAACTCTCGCGCTCGTCAAGAAGCAGAGCTTGCCTTTGCTGAAGCTGACCTAAACCTTCGCAAAGCAATTGATAAAAACAAAGACCTTAAAGCAGAAGAGAAAAAAGCTACTGCTGCTGGTGTTGAAGGTGCTCAAGCAGTTAAAGATGCAGTGCTTTCACGGCGTGATGCAGTTAACGCTGAGGCTGACGCATTAATTAATAGCAAACAGGCTAAAAAGGGTGTACTTGATGCAGAAAAAGCTCTTGCTGAAGCTACAGCGGAAGCTGGTAATAATCCAAATGTTCAAAGCAAAGCACTACGAGACTTTGACAGACAAGTAGCTGACGCAAAGCGTGCTGTAGAAGATGCAAAAAGAGATGAAGCAAAGGCTCGAAAAGGCTCGGGAACTGATGCTTATGCAGATGCCTTAGCTGGTTTATCTCCTGAGGCTAAAGCTTTTGTTAAATATATTGTTAGCCTTAAAGGTGCGTTTGAAAGATTAAAAGCTGCTGCTGGTAAAGATTTATTCCCTAAACTAACAACAGCAATAAAAAATCTTGTTACAGAGGGCAACTTAAAAGTATTTGAGGGATTGCTTCAGGGAACTGGATCAGCTATTGGTGATGTCGCAATTGAGATTTCAAAGGCTGTAACAGAGACAGAAAACTTTAAAGCTCTTCAAAGTGTTTGGAAAACTAACGACAGACTTATCAGAAAACTTGGTAAAGCTTCTGGAAACCTTTATGGTGCATTCATCAATCTTCTTGATGCTGCTGGACCTCTCATTGATAAGTTTGGTGACTGGATTGTAAAAGTCACAGAAACTTGGGAACAGACAGTAAAGGCAAAAAAAGCTACTGGTGAACTTACCGATAACTTTAATAAAGCTGGAAAAGTTGCAGGTCGAATTGGTGGAATCTTAAAGAACTATTTCAAGGGCTTCCAAGAAATTGGAAAAGCCGTAATGAACGGTGGTGCTGGAGAGCGTCTCCTTAAGTACTTTGAAGATGCTAGTAAGCGCTTTGCTGACCTTATGAAGCAAATGAATGGAGATGGCTCTCTCGGTAAGTACTTTGATAAGGCTACGGAAAATGGTCTAAAAGTACTTGACCTTCTTGTAAACATTGTTGCAGAGCTATTAAAACTTGGTGATGATAAAGGTGTTGGCGGGTTTGTTGACTCATTAAGTAGAGCTGTAGACACATTTGGAGGAATTGGTGCAACTCTTACTGATGCTGGTCCTTCATTAGGTCTTTTTGTTGAAGAATTTGCCAAGCTTATTAAGAACCTCACGGAGAGCGGTTCTATAGATACATTTTTTAAAATCCTAACCAGTGCTCTAAAAATCTTAAATAAGATATTTGGAAACGAACAAGTTCAAGCAGTTATTAAATTTGTAGCTCCAATCTTTGCTATAACACGAGCTTTTGGTCTTATGTTTAAAGTTTCTAAGTTTGTTACTTTAGGCATAGCTGGAAACTTTATGGCACCGTTTAGAGCAGTCGGTAAGTTTAAAAAAGCTCTAGCCCCAGGCGGTTCTTTTGATGGACTTCGCCTTAAAGCTATGTATGCCATGGACTCCATTAAATCTGGGTTTGGGAAACTAAAAACTGCTGCTAGTACAGCAAAAACTAATATTGCAAGTGCACTAACAACTGCTGGGCAAGGTATTAAAGCTGGCGCAACAAAAGGTTTTGACGCTCTTAAATCAGGATTCTCAACATTAGGAAATGCTGCAAAAACCGCTGCTATGGCAGTTGGAAATGCCTTAAAGAAGATAGTGCTTGCTGTAGGACGAGCTTTGATGGCTATCGGTCGTGCTTTGATGGCTAACCCATGGATTCTTATTATCATCGCAATCGTCGCACTTGTTATTATCATCGTTAAAAACTGGGACAAGATTAAAGAAGTTGTTGGAGCAGCTGTTGAATGGATTGGTGAAAAAGTAGGAGCAGCTTGGGACTGGATTAAAGAAAAAACTTCTGGAGTTCTTAGTGCAGTTGTTACCTTCTTTACTGAGCTTCCAGGAAAACTATTAGCTGCTATTCAAGGTTTAGCTACTACAGTTCTAGAATTTATTGCTAAATATCACCCACTTGCCATTCTTTGGAGACTTGTATCTGAAAATTGGGAGAGTATTAGAACTTGGTTTACAGAGCTACCAGGAAAGATTAAAGACGCTGTAGTCGGTCTATCCACGACAGTTCTTGAATTTATTAATAAGTATCACCCAATTCTTGTGATTTGGAGACTTGTTACCGAGAACTGGGAAAAGATTAAGACTTGGTTCACTGAGCTTCCTGGAAAAATTAAAAACGCAATCGTTGGACTTTCCACGACTGTCTCAGAATTCATTACTAAATACCACCCGATAGCCCTGCTTAAGAAAGCTGTAGAGGCTGCATGGCCTGCCGTAAACACATTTATAACATCAAAAATTGACTCTATTGTCACATTTATTAAGGGTCTTCCTGCAAAAATTGCATCTGCTGCAAGTGGAATGTTTAACGGACTAAAAGAAGCGTTTAGGGGTGCAATTAACTTCATCATTGACAAGTGGAACGGTCTATCTTTCACATTACCAAGTGTCTCGGTATTTGGTAAGAAAATTGGAGGATTTACACTTTCAACTCCTGACATTCCAAGACTTGCTATGGGTGGAGTTGTTATGCCTAGTGCTGGTGGAACCCTTGCCACAATTGGTGAAGCAGGTCGTCCAGAGCGTGTAGAGCCTCTTGATCCAGATGGTTTGTCAAAGCGTGACAAAGCAATTATCTCTATGCTTGCTGGTAATGGTGCAGGTGGAGCAACTATCAATGTCTATCCATCAGCAGGAATGAACGAGCGTGAGCTTGCAAATCTTGTCTCCAAGCAACTTGCCTACCAGATGAGAAAGGGTGCTGCATAAAATGGCTAATCAAGCCCAAGAAAATAATTTTGTAGATCGTGGGTTAATTCCGCTTCCACAGCCACACCTGACTGGCATGAAGCTCCAAGCAAATATTATTCTTGGAGAGTTTATTTTCAACACTATTGATGAGTACGGCGTTACTTGGGTCATAACAAATATTGATGGTTGGTGGCGTCATCCATCACCAGAAATGCCAGATATTCCTCGTGGTTTTGGTGATGGTTCTTACGATGTTCAAGGGCGTTACAGCGCTAGAAACTTTACTCTTGAAGGTGTATTTCTAACTCCAAACCCATCTTTAGTAGAAGCAGCTCGTGACCGTTTAGTTGATGCTACAAACCTTGTATATCGAGGTGTGTGGCTAAAGACTGGTAATGACCCAATTCGTGCTTCCTTTGTGCGTCTCGGTGGGGATATAAATATTGATACTGTTAACGCAAGAGGACGCACCGAGTTCTCTATTGCTCTTCGTGCTGCAGATCCAATCAAATACTCTTGGAATGATACAAACGAAGATGGTTATGACACCGTTGATATTCCAGTTAAGAATTTAACTTTAGGCTATACAGGTTCAGGAATTGTGACAAATGTTGGAAACTACAACGTTCCTTGTTATCTCGAAGTAAGTGGTCCTTTTACAGGTCCAGGTAGAATCTTTAACAGAACTACAGAGCAACTTATTCTTCTCACTCAGGGTCTTAAAGGCAGCATCGTCAACTCTGTTGTCAACAAGCAGTTGATTTTCAATGTAGACACACTTGAGGATGTAGCAACCTTAACTACTACTACCTCTCATAGATTTACAGTAGGGAATAGTATTTTTATTTCTGGGCTAGGTTCTCCATTTGATGGTGAGCACATCATCACTTCAGTCCCTACAGACACCACTTTCACCTATGTTGCTGGTGCGGCATCTATTAAGTCTGTTGCCTAC